GCATTTTTATTACCGTTCATCTTCATGGCCATGACAGTGTGTGTAAGCGGCATCATTGCTTGTTCACCGACTATTTCATCCTTAGGTGTGTCCTCATAGATATTGACTGTGCCCTCTATGTGCTCTCCATATCGAATGTATTGTGGTTCAGTTGTTATTGCCTTAGGTACATGTAAAGTGCCCACCATAGTTGTCCCATCATTTAGGTAATCATTAACAGTGTATAGGTCGTCATCAGTAAGATAATAAATGACGTCAGTTAAGTTAACTAATATATCATGCCAGTTATCAATATCATATTGTGCATCATATTGTGGCTCTGGCTGTTCCTCATCTTCAGCATGGGCTTCAACCTGTTCTTGATAATTTGCTAAATTAGTAAAATATTGAACAAGATCGTCATCACTTCTTTCCACGCATAACTTGTTGTATACAGTTTCTCTGTCCCTTTCTAATCGTTCCAGTGCTCTACGTTCAATAGCTAGTTTTGCGGCGGCAGCGGCGTCATATTCCTCATTAGGATTGCCTTCTTCGTCCTGTGGTTGGTTGACTTTCATCACTTCATCGTGTAATTTCATATCACGTTGCTCTTCCTCAGTATAGTAGGGTTGCATCTTTAAAGTACAATTGCGCAGGTCGGCATGATATGCTTCCACGGCTGCATCAGTTTTCCTTATTCGATTAGCATCTTCTCCGTCCATCTGTGGCTGTAATATACAACGTACGAGTCCATTAGTTGCTAACTTCCCACTATTAATATCAATAACTGGTCTGTTTGGATATAAGGTGGCATATCTTCCATATCCTTCATTATCTGGGACCTTAGTAAGTCGTATTGCTTCTATTATATTTAGATCCTCACAAGTATCCCTTATTGTTGCTGTTATGGGGTGTTCATTGAATATTGATAGGGCACTAGTCACGCTATATGGTATTTCATTATTTAGATAGGCTTTATATAGGTTTTTATCATCCTCATCCACTAGTAGCCCGCTGCCTAATTCTTTTATACTCTGTCTTATTTCATCTATAGATTTAAATACTATTTTATTATTGAATGCCTGTGCTAGCTCTTCACGCTGTCCTTTTGTCCTAACAAGCCGTGGTTTGTAGTTGTTATATCCAGTTGTAAATGCCACCATCCTTTTTGTAATTGCATGTGGATCTACTATTTTTGTTTTGTCAGCATTTAGTTTGAAGTTTTTGTCAGATTGCTTATTGGCATTATTATTATTATTATTATTTTTATTATAATTATTATAATTATGATTATTATTATAAG